ATTACTTGGGTCGACTTAGTCGAGGATAAAGATTATGAACAAACAAGGATTGCCGAATGGGTAAGGGACTTCCCTGATAGTTGCTCGTTAGTCTATAAAAAAATTAACACTATTTTATCTAATCGTAACTATAAAATTGGGCTTAGCGGTAAAGGTAATCCAACAATGGCTATCTTTTATTTAAAATGTCAAGGAAAATGGCGTGAAGTGGACAAAGACGAAGTTCAAAAAACTGATTTAAATATTACCTTTGGCAATTAACATAGAGTGGGAATTAACATCGAGTTTAAAAATTCAATCAATGGTCATACAATCCAAGAGAAAATATGGAAAAGCGACAAACGGTTTATAGACCTATTAGCTGGTCGTAGAGGTGGTAAAAACTGGATAGCTGATAGGTTAGCCATTAAACGCATTTATCAAGACTTAGCTAATGGCAATGGCAATAAATACCATAGCTTTGATAGACGGTTGCCAAGCTTGCATTATTGGTATGTAGCGCCAACTTACCCAATGACTAAGATATTTCAAAAAGAAATCTTCACTTTTTTAGCTGAGAATAATGCTATGGCTTTAGTTCAAAAAGACTTAACCTTAAGCAAAAATCAATTATGGCTTTACCCTGATATTTTGATTGAATTTAAGTCAGCTGATAATCCCGAACGGTTAGTAGGTACTGGTTTAAACGGTATACGTATAACCGAAACAGCACGCTTGAAGCCTACCGTATGGAACGACAATTTAAGACCTACCCTAGCAGATAAGCAAGGCTGGGCAATCCTAGACACTACGCCACTAGGCTATAACTGGTATGCTAAAGAGATTAGAGAGCCAGCATTAAAAGACCTTGAATGGGATTGTTTTCATTGGAATACAGTTGATAACACTAAGGTGGTAGGATTAGCCGATGAAGTCGCTAAGGCTCGAGAAAGTATGCCTAATAAATACTTTACTCGCAACTATGAAGCAAGCCTTGACGCATTCTTTGGGCAAGTATATGAGGAGTTTGACAGGGAAATACACGTTGCAGACTTTGATTATGAACCTAACCAGTATGAAGTTGTTACAGCGGGCGTAGATTGGGGGTACGCTCACAACGGTTCAATTACTGTTTGTGGTTTTAGGTTAGATGGTGGTGTTGATGTCTTGGCTTGCGAAAGTCACTCTAGATTATTAGTTGATCCTGAATGGTCAAACATAGCCAAGGAACTACAAGCTAAGTATAATATTGACGCTTTTTATTGCGGTGTTGACCAGCCTGAAAGCATACAAATTTTCAAGAATAATGATATATACGCAATGCAGGCTGACAACTCAGTTGCTAACGGCATATTTTTAGTATCTAGCTTGCTACATATTGATAGCAAAAATCAAGCATTATTGCGTATTAATTCTTCTTGCGATAATTTAATAAAGGGAATGACTACATACCGCTACAAGCCACAAAAAGACGGTATAGATAGCGATGTAGTCGAGAAAATGAACGATGATGAAGTTGATAGCTTGCGATATTGCATAGCCTCTAGTAAATTCTACTTAAAACACTTGACGGATAGAGTACTAATATGATAGACTTTGCCAAGTGAAACTTAGTAGCCTTTTTAATTTCAAACAAAAAGACGCAGGGATGCCCCAAGATTTCTATTTCGGTGGTGGTGCTAAGTCGTCTATTACACTCAATACAAGCCAAGACTTCTTAAACGCTTATCAAACTATTAACTATGTTGGCAAATGTGCTTATATCCTAGCAGGTGATATTGCAAGGCTCAAGTGGCAAACAGTAGACTTAAACGGTAAGGTCAAGGAAAATAAAGAGTTTTTAGAGGTCATTAATAACCCCTTGGACGATAACCTTAATTATTGCGAATTTATAACAATGCTGGGCTTGCATTTAATCCTTGACGGGAATGCCTTTGTTTTACTTGATAGCGATAATTTATTTAGCGCAAAGAATAAAAAGCCTAGCTCGTTAAAGTTGCTCAACCCTGCTATCACTGATGTGGTAAGTAGAGGTCAAATAATTAGATCCACGGATGTTAAAAACTTTTATAAAGTTGATTATTATCAAGTTAATATTCACAATACTACGTGGCAACTAAAATCTGATATGGTTTGCCAATTAAAAATAACATCACCGCATAACGTATTGCGTGGTATGGGGATTATTCAAAAGAACTTGCCTACTATCGAAGTTGACAAAGCTCAAACTGCTTTTAACACTGCTTTTTTCCAACGTGGTGGGACGGCTAACCTAATTATAAAAACTATAGACCTTAATCCTAGTGCCTTTGAATTGTTTCGCAAAAAGTTCAAAGAAAAATATCTAGGTGCCAATAATCTTTTTGAGCCTTATTTTCTCAACGGTAAGGATGCGGATATTACGCCTTTAAACTTAAGCCAAAGGGACAGCCAATTTTTAGAGCAAAAGAAACTAACTAGAGAAGATATACGGGGAATGTTTGGAGTGCCTAGCATTATAAGCGGTGATGAAAATGCAGTTAGATATAATAGCTCGGATGCTCAATTGTCTGCTTATCGTGAAATAACATTGCCAAGGTATTACTCAATCATTGAGGATGGTTTGACAAAGATATTGAAAATCTTTGACAAGAATTTAAAGTTTGAATTTATCAAAGAAAAAACTATCGACTTACAAAAGCAAAGCCAAGTTGTAGCTACTTTGTTTGATAGAGGTATTTTGACGGGTAATGAAAGCCGTCAATTGTTAGGGCTTGATATTGTAATAGATAAAGAGCTAGATAAGCGGTATATATCGGCTAACCTTATCGAGGCTGGTTATGTCGCACCAGTTGAGACGAGTAAACCAGTTGAACCAGCTAAAGGAATGGCTAAACATAGCCATAAACGGCTTAATGCTAAACAAAACGAGATTATCAAGCAAGCTAAACTTGCTAAAGCCAAGCTAGAGCCAATGATTGTACAAGAGGTTAACAAATTTTATGTTGACTTAGAAAAACAAGTATTAAAGGCTTTTGATAACGAAGTTAAAGCAATAAATGATATTATCGACCTAGAGCCAATTACTAACGAAGCTAAAAAGGCGAGTAAAAGGTTTTTCACTAGTGGTGTAACGGTTGCCATTAACAATAACAATAAAATATTGGGTGGTAAAGTTGACAGCAGTTTCAAAAATCCTAAGATTAGATTAGTTGTTGATAAATTAGGGACAAAGTACGCTGATTTAACCATTGAGACTAGGAAAAATGAAGTGCTAAATATAATCAAACAAGGCTTTGAAGATGGGTTAGCTAATAGCGAAATAAAGGGCTTATTGCAAGATAACTTTGATAGTTTAACTGGTCCGGATAGTTGGAAGGCTTGGCGAATTGCTAGAACCGAAGCGAGCAATGCTTATGACCAAGGAAGCCTAATGGTTTATGAGGATGTAGGAGTTAAGTTTGTTGATGTAGTAGGTTGCGAGGATACGGTTACTGATTGCAATAAGACCGATATACCAATGAATGAAGCTTGGGCTTTAGAATTCCATCCAAATCATACAGGCGATATAGTACCGCAAATTTAAAAGGAGGTTTAAATGAAAGATAAATTATTGAAAAGTTTTTTTATTGTAGATAATAAAGATTTTTATTCAAGTGCTTTTTATTTATGGGGGGAGATGATTGCCTTGGTATCAATACAATTCGATTGTGAAGCTCAAGTAAGAATTGAATATAGACCAGATAATAATATTGAAACAATAGAAACATTAGTATTGAGCGTTGAAGATGTAATTGTTTTGAGCAAATAAAAGGAGGTTTTTTATGAAAGGATTTTTTAAAGGTTTTGGATTAATTGTATTATGGCTTTGGTTAACAGGAGTTTTTGGCGTATTGGGCGGTTTTGTTGCCTTTTTAGGTATCATTATTTTAATTGCTTTTAGTAAGGGAGTTTTTAAAGGAGTTATAACTGAATTGAAAGGTACGGCAACGAATGAAACAAAGTAACTTAAAATCTTGGGTACAAACCCAAGCCAAGGGGTTAAATATCAATGACAATTGGCAATTTGGCTCAAAAACCGCTGATATTAAAGCAGTAGAAACAGAAAATCAGGATATAAAAATAGGCGATACAATCGATTTAGAGGGCTACTTATCTACTTTTGGGAACGTAGATAGGCAAGGCGATATTGTACTAAGGGGTGCTTTTGCTATTACCTTATCGCAACAAAGCCAATTCCCTTTATTGCTTAATCATGAAAATGAGACTAATAGCCAATGTGGAAGCTTTAAATGCCAAGAAGATGACTATGGCTTGTTTTTTCAAGCTAAGTTTTTAGTAACTGAAGAGACTATACACGAAGCAAGGCTAATCAAAGCAGGGCATTTATCTACTTGCTCAATGGGTGGCTTGTTTAAATACAAGCAAGTCTTAGATGTTAATAATAATGCCTATATTGAAGAGGTTAGACTATACGAGGGGTCAATTGTACCAATACCAGCCAATGAAAAGGCTAGTTTTATAAGCTTAAAATCTTTGTTAGATGTCGAGAAAGCTCAAGTAACTGCAGAAAGTGAAAAAGAGCAAGTATCAGACGAAACTAAGATTGAGCGGATCAAGAAAATATTGAAAGGGAAAAAATAAAATGGAATTAGTAGAAAAAATTAAAGGTTTGTTATTGAGTGGTAAAAGTGAAGATGAGGTTTTAGTTGATGTTGTGAACGATGGCACAGAGGACGAAGTTGTCGAAGCTTTAGAAAAAGCTAAAAAGATTGTTAATGTCAAAAACTTGACAGTAACTAAAGCTAAAGAAGCAGAAGAAAAAAAAGCTTTTGAATTGAAAGTAAAAGAAGCAGTTGATGCTCAATTGAAAGAAATCAAAGTTGATAACTTCAAATCAGATGCTAAAGTTGTTTCTAATCCTAACAGTTGGAAGTCTTTGACTAGAGATATGCTTAAGGCAATGGTTGACAATGACAAAAGCGAGTTGGGCAGATTATCAGCTCATGCAAAATCAGAAGCTGAATTTGCTGGTAAAGCGGTAACTGGTGACGTTAATGCAAATGGTGGTTATTTTATGCCTTACCAAATGGATGACGAAATTGATAAGGTACTTTATGACCAAAGCGAACTTTTGAACGCTATTACTATTAGAAACGGAAGCTATAGAACTTTAATTAATGGTGTCGGTCCTGTTACTGTTGATTTTAGAGCAGACCAAAGCACGGCGTTTAGTGCAACCCAGCCTACTTTCACACAACAAGAAGTTGATTATAAAGAAGTTGGTGCGATCGTGCCTGTCTCTTTTAGTGCTATTGAAGATAGTGCTTATGACTTAGTTGGAGAAATCACTTCACAATTCGGTTCTGCAATGGTAGATAAACTTGAGCCATTGGTTTGTACTGGTAGAATTACCACATCAGCCGATGCGTTTAATGGTATTTGGTTTACTAGCTCAATTGGAAGTGTAGACGCCATTAATAAAGATAGTGCGACAGCAGCGATTAAAAACCTTATCACTACTCAAGATATGTTTAACTTAGTCAATGCGATTAACTACAAAACTAGACGCAATGCTACGTTTGTTTTGAGCACTGCTGAAGTTATGGCTTTGATGTCAGAACAAACAACCACGGGAGCTTATAAAGACCAAGTTAGGATGGTAAATGGTCAATGGATACACGTACCGACTGGCAAGAGAATTATTGTTGTAGATAGCAACGTAGAAACGTTGACAGCATCGGATAAAACTGGTGGGCTTTATCGCTTCGCTGGGTTATTTGACCTATCAAGATTTAGAATGTATGCAGACGGTTCTTACCGTGTTGCGACTAGCTCCGAAATCTATTTTGATAAAAACCAATTAGCAATCAGGGTTTTTAGAAAATATAAACACGCAATTCCAACTAATAGCTTAAATTCTTTTGTTCGCTTAGTTGGCGTAGGAAAATTAGCATAGAATGGCAATAACTAACGGTTACGCTACTTTAACAGAGCTAAAAAACGTATTAGGGCGTGATTTGACTGATACAGTCAAAGATACATTCTTAGAGGCTTGCATTGAACGAGCCTCTAGGATAATTGACGACTATACTAGACAAATATTTTATGACAAGACTATTACTAACGAAAAAATAGACCGTTATAGCGTGTCTACAAGCTTTTTTAGCTTAAGTGATGATTGTTTGTATAGTCACGCCCCTATTATTAGTGTTACAAGCTTAGTTGAAGATGGCGTATCCTTAGTTGCTGATACTGATTTTTATTTATATGAAAATCACATTCAAAGTGTTAATTCTTGGACAACTGAACGCAAAGGTTTAGTATTCACAGGGCATATTGGCTATACTAGCGTGCCTAAGCCAATTAATGAAGTTTGCTTAGCCTTTGCCGAAGTGCTTAGTGGTATAGGTATAAAAACAGTAACGGATGGCACGGGTAGCGTATTTGAGTTGTCTAAGGATAAATTGCCAGTTTGGGCGTTTGATGTTTTAAGCAAATGGAGATCCCCTGATGTCTGATTTTGTAATAACTATTGACGATAAAGACGTAAAAAACTGGCTAAAAAAAGCAGGGGATAAAGTGCCAATGGAAGCTAAAAAAGCTTTGAATAATACTGCTTTATTTACTAAACGAAATCTAAGCGAAAATCTACCTAAACGTAGCGGATTATTAAGAAAATCTTACCAAATCAAGACTATTAATAATTTCTCTAAAGAGGTAGGTACAAGCATTAGATATGCTCATTTAGTTGAAGAGGGTGGGATTAGACCAGCGGTTTATCCTAAACGTGCTAAACGGCTAACAATACCGATTAATGACAAGGTTTTAGTTGGAACTAAAAGCCAAATAAGCAAATCTAGCCTTAATTTTCTGTTTAAACAGGTAGGGATAACTAAAAACAACGTGCTTTATTCTAAAGTAAAAGGGCAAAGCCCTTATCAAGGGATGCAAAAAGCAGGTATTATCCTTGCCAAAAAGTCTAAACAAGCGACTATTAAAGGCACTCATACGATTAAAAATAAGGTTTTGCCAAAGGTTCAAGAATATTTTAACCAAGAGATTAAAAAAGCAATGGAGTTAAGTTTAGCATGAGCGTATATAAAGATATAATTGACGAACTTTATACAAGGCTAACCACTGCTCAAGGAACTGGCAAGGCTTTAGCCGGGCTTAAAAATGTTTATGTAGGCACTAGAAAGCTAGTAGATGCAAACCAAGACTTACCAAGCATAACTATCTTGATTAACTCAATTAACGAGGGTAATTATGCGGTTTATAATCGCACATCTTGGGTAGGTACCTTAGAGGTTAGCCTATTGGTTCATTATGGCTTAACTGATGAACGAGCAAGGGATTTATACGGTAGCTTTTTAACATTGATTGAGACTATTGCGAACACTATCTATAAAAATACTAGCAATGTTTTTGATCCTACATTTAACAATAAGCTTACCCAAAGTTTTAAATTATCAGGGGGTAGGGTAGAGCATTTAAACGATAATACTCTAGGCTATGAAATTAACTTAGAGTTTT